TGCTTGCAAGGCGACATCAAGAAGTTCTACGACCATGTGGATAATGTCATCAGTATGCGGCTCATCGAAAAGCAGGTAAAAGACAAGCGCACAAGGGCGGTCATCCGTCAGCACCTCTTCAATCAGAAGCGGCTCGCCATCGGTGATCCATTCAGCCACCTCATTGCCAACCTCAACATGTCGGTTATCATCCGCAAGGCAAAAGAGAAGTACGGCGACAGCATCAAGGTGGTGAACTTTGCCGACGATTTCATAGCCTTCAGTAAGGACAAAGAAACGCTGAACGCCCTACGACGCGACATGCAGCAATGGGCAAAGGCGATGCGGTTGCACTACAAGCCGATGTATGTGCGCCCCGTTGACGGTCAGGACATCATCTTCTGCGGTTACAAGTTCGGACGTGGCTACGTTCACCTAACCCAGCGCACGAAGAAACGCTACATCAAGGCCCGCCACAAGGAACGCAGTATGGGTTCCTATCAAGGCATCATCGGCGTGGCAGATACGAAGCACTTGAAACTTAAAATTCAAATCAACGATAACAATAAAGGAACTATGAGCGAGAAAATCAGACGACCATTTGCAGGGCGACCCATGAAGATAGAGACGATGGAGGGCATCAGCCACACCATCGTGGACTTCCAGAAGCGCAGCAGCAACCAAAAGGACTGCGACAGTTACTACCACATTCAGGCACTTGCCGACGGTCTGGGACTGATAGTGTATAGCACCGGCGCACAGAAGATATGCAAGTACCTCGACACCAAGAGCCGCACGGACATCCCACTGCGCGACATGAAGATAGTGCATGACTGGAGCGGCTTCTATTACGACGGCACTGTCTATACTGATGCCGAGGAAGAGGAAATGATTCGCAAACAATTTAATATCCCCAAATCAGCATGAGACAAGAAAGATTCAATGAGCCTCACAAGCAAGGCTTGGAGCGGCTCACAGGCGACAACACAGGACTGGTGTACTGCAACGAGCGCACCGAAGTAGTGACCGACGAAGAGGGCAACGAGAAGACTGAGTACGTTTACGACGTGTATGAGGTCACAGATGCCCGCGACCCTCACAAGGTGAAGAATGAGGTCATCGAAAGTGAGCACCCATTCGGCGACGAGACGAAGATACTGCGCAAGACCTTGGCTAAGATACTGAAAGAAAGCGGCAAATACGACAGTCCAGAGTTTGCCGAGTTCAAGCAGTACAACGAATTTGCAGAAAGTGTCTAACAAGAAATCCCGAGCCATAGAGGTTCGGGATTTTTTTTTATTAATGGTAAACCTACAACCGCTTTTTGTCGGAAAGGTAGAAGACAAAAAGAGAAATAGATATGAACGAACAAAATGACACTGGCTTGAAGTGGCTGAGCCTTGATGCCATCCACGCGCACTGCCGCATCGACTTCAACTGCGAGGACGCAGAACTGGAGCAGATGGGCATTGCAGCCGAGCAAGCCATCCTCGACCTGACGCGGCGCACGTATGAGAACTTCATCGATACCTATGGCCGCATACCAGACCCCATCTTCAACGCCTCGCTGTTGCTGGTGCAGAACCTCTACAACAACCGCGACGCTGCCGACACGCAGAAGAAAGAGGCCGCGCTCTACGGCTTCGACCTGTTGCTGAAGAACTATATGGTGCTGACAGGTGGCACACCGCTCGAAGTGGAGCGCGACGGGCTGATTGATAAGTTGACCGTGGTGCAGACGGAGTTTGATTTCGACTTTGGCGAGATCACCGACCCGACGGACGAACTCATCGAAGCCTACGACATCCAGCGCAGGAACATGGCAGCACTCTATAACCGCTATGCCTTCATCCAGCAGCCCACGACCTACATCTGTCAGAAGTTCCGCGAGGCCATCGCCAAAGCAAAGGAGGACTGCGACGAGATTATCAACCGACAAAACGAATAGGCTATGGGATATAGTGCAGGATTTCTTCATGAGATGATTCAGGTGTTGAACCGCAAGGAAGCAGTGGCTGGCAAGTTCGGTCTCGACAGCGCAGGCATCGAGTGGGAGGAAGGCCCGTGTCTTCATGCGAACGTGGACTATCAGCGCGGCAAGTCGGCCATGAATGCCGGAAGCCTCGATGCCTATGCGGTGAAGATCGTCCGCATGAGGTGGACGAACGTGTTCAACGAGCGCAGCCGAGTGAAGTACCTTGATAAAATCTATCAGATCATCCCCGAGACATGGAACGCGAACCGACGCGAGAACACGCTGCAATTCCTGATGCAGTTAGTAGTAAACGATAAATAAACCCAGAAGATATGAAACAAACCATCGCAATCATTCATTTCAACACCCCGGAACTGACGGAGGCTTGCATCCTGTCAATCAGGAAGCAGGGCTGCGACTGGCCCGTGGTTGTGTTCGACAACAGCCGCGAAGTGACGTGGCCCGCTGGCGAGGGGATGAAGGAGCGCACCTTCGAGGCGCACCCGTTCACCCGACGGATGAAGGGCGTGAAGGTCATCGACAACACCAAAGGCCAGGTGATAGACTTCGAGAGCACGCTGGCGGCATTCCCGAACCGTTTGCAGGCTCATGCAGCGGTCAACGGCTGGGGCTCTGATTGTCACATGATGACCGTTGACAAGCTCTTCGACATGCTGCCCGACGGCTTCATCCTTGTGGAGAGCGACGTGCTGATCAAGGCCGACATCCGTCAGATGTGGCGCGAGGAGTATTCCTTCTGTGCCTATGTGCAGCGTCAGCAGCGGGGCAACCATTTCGGCATGGGCAGGATTCTGCCGATGCTGTGCTATCTGAATGTGCCGAAGTTCAAGGCCGAGGGTGTGAGGTACTTTGACCCAGATCGGTCGTGGATGCTGCATCCCGACGAGAACGACAAGCGGAACTGGTACGACACAGGCGCATCACTCTTGGAAGACGTGCTGGCACATCGCCCACGTCTGAAAGGCTTGCATGTGGATATTCGCCCGATGGTGGAGCACCTTGGCGGCGCATCGTACCGCACGCTGAAAGGTCAGGCCGAATGGCTGACTCAGCATCGCGCACTTTGGGAAAGCGAAACGCCATCGAAAACGGTTAGTAAACCCAAGACAGCAAAACGCACGAATAGTAAAAGCAAATAAGTATGGACAATATTTTTGCAAATCTTTTCCGCTACCAGAAGCGCGAGGCACCAGCCCCGACGGGCGTGCTGTCATCGACCACTGATGAAGGGCAGCATGTGAAGGGTGGTTCGTTCGAATCTCGTATCGTATATGCTCGAAGCCCGGAGGTGGCTCTGACGGTATCAGCCGTCTATCGTGCAACTGAGCTGAGAGCCAAGACCATCGGCCAGATGCCGATCCAGTATCGCCGAAAAGATACTGAAAAAGGAAACTTCACACCGTGGATGCAGGGCCTTGGCAAGCGCATGAACTATCTGCTTCAGGAAGAGCCGAACCCTACCATGTCCGCTTCGTCGCTGTGGGAGCAGGTGACCATACAAAGGATGCAGCGAGGCAACGGCTTCGTGTATATCGAGCGTGACGTGTTTGGTGATCCCGTTCACCTGTGGTACGCAATATGCGGCGGGTACAACATGATGGACGGAACATACATCATCACATACCTCTCCGACCGAGGCATCGTGGAGCGCATACAGGTCAAGCGCGAGAACATTCTGCATTTCCCTAACACCTTCCGCTACATGAACGGCTTCTGGGGAATACCCACCATCCAGTTTGCAGCCGAGACGCTCAGCCTGATCAAGACGCAGAAGAACCAGTCACTCGAGACCGCCGCAAAGGGTGGTCGTGTGAAGCTGTTGATCGGTGAGGAGAAACCGTCAACATCGCAAGGCACGCTGGCTTTCGGCATGATGAACAAGGGTGAAATGAACGCCTATGCCAAGGAGGTCAACGACAAGATCTACGAGCAGGATGTTGTTGCTCTCCGCGGACTCGACAAGGTTCAGAACATCAGCATGAGCGCACAGGACATGCAGCTCCTGGAACAGCTGAACCTCGGGCTCGACGACGTGGCAAGATTCTGGGCAACACCTCGCCCACTGCTGATGCTTGACACCAACAGCCACTACAACGACTACCAGAATGCCACGATGGAATATCTCAGCCGCACCATCGCGCCAGATGCCAATGATATGCAGAAGGAAATCGCCAGGAAACTGCTTGGCGCAAAATTCTATGGACTGCGAGATATACACATGTGCGAGAAACCGTTGTTGGCGATGGACTTGGAGCGTCAGGCAAAGGTGGACCAACTCAACCTCCAGACAGGTGCAAAGACCATCAACGAAATTCGCACAGAGCACGACATGCCAGCCGTGGAGAATGGTGACGAACCACTGGCATCAGCAAACCTGATGACGCTGAAAGCACTCATGGCAAAGAGCGAGGCTGCCACCCAGCTGAAGCCAGGGAACTACACAGTCAATCAACCAAACGACGAAGGCAATGGAGACGAAGGAAACAACTAAGCGCGAGATCGAGGACATCGAGCGTGAGATGCAGCAGAAGCCACGCATCAGAACAGCAGTAAACCCAGAGCGATAAAACGCTGGATAAGTAAATAACATTTTCAAAACGAGAATATGAAACAGACAAGATTCATCCCCTATGAGGACTGCGGCTTGCAGATACGTGAGCCACAGGAAGGACAGGCGGAGAGTCGCACTGTCGAAGGCACTCCAATCGTCTTCGGTGTGCGTAGTGTGAACCTCACACCTTGGAGCGAAACCCGCGAAGTTTATGAAGTACTGGAGCCTGGTTGCATCACTCAGGAACTTATCAGCCGTTCCGACGTGATCCTCAACCTCAATCACTCAAATATGGTGCCCGACGTGCTGGGTCGCTGTCGCAACGGCAAAGGCACACTTGAACTGGAATTGCGCGAGAACAAAATCGGCTGCCGCTGTGATCTGCCACACACCAACAACGCCAACGATGCGCTGGAGCTGATGCGCCGTGGCGACATCACGGGCATGTCGTTCGCCTTCGAGGATGACTACCAGGACAGCGAGAACGGCGTGAGCTACGAGCGCACCGCAGAGACGCACGACGGCAAGGAGGTATGGCTGCGCCATGTGAAGCGCATCGTCGGCCTGTACGACGTGGCCATCGTCACTCATCCAGCCTATGAGCAGACCAGCGTCGGCGTGCGTGAGATGGGCGATGTTATCGACAAGGCCATCGATCTTCAGATTGAGATCGAGAAGCGTGAGGCCGAGGAAGAGCAGAAGCGTGCCTGCGGTG